TCTCAGATCAATGATTGCATTGCAGGATAAGCAACTACGGGCGGCTCAGGAATATATAAAAACACAATGCTTGAGGTGAGTGATGGCTAAAAAGTTAAAAAAGCATCTTGAGGTTAGCGTGCCACTTTATGGGGTGGCCTTCATGTGCTTTCCGACTAAGGAAGCAGAAACAAAATGGCTTGGGTATGAAGATATGAATGATAACTATGCCGCTCAGGTTTCTGTTGGCAAGTCAGATCAGGGTGTCGAGTATGTCTCCATGTGCTTCAGGTCAATTGATGAATATTGCACAGAAACCCTGACTCACGAGTGCGTACATGCCGCATGGAGAGTTCTTGAGATAGTTGGTATAACTGTTTCTGTCGATAACCAGGAGCCGCTGGCATATCTTACTGGCTGGTTATCTCGCCAGGTGAATAATTTCATGATGGCGCATGTTGAGGCTTCTGCTGAATAATTGCCTTACATCACGTTATGATATAACATCATCGAAAGCGGTTGGGCCGCTTAATTTAACTGCCTTGGGGGCATACTGATGAATCGTTTTATGCAGTCTTTTTTATACGCTTACCAGTCTGAGGCTGGAGAGGAAGAAAAACCAGCTGGCGGCGATGCGCCAAAGACTTTCACCGCTGAAGAAGTTCAGGCTGCTATTGCAGCTGCAGTTGAAGCGGAAGTCGCTGGTCTGAAGGCTAAGACAGATGAATTACTGGCAGAGAAGAAAGCTGGTGATAAACGCCGACAGGAAGCCGAAGAAGCTCGCAAGCTTGCCGAGCAAAAGGCCATGAAAGAAGAAGGTCGCTTCGACGAATTCGAAAAGACGATTCGCGGTCAGTATGACCCGGTGATTGCTGAGAAGGATGCGCGGCTAAGTGCCATGCAGAACCGCATCCTCTCAAGCGAGCAGAAAGCCGTGATTGGCAGCCTGGTTGGTGATTTCATCGACCCAAGCGCAGCCGATGTTCTTGGCCTTCTTGTTCGTACAGAGTTCGAAGGTGATGAGGTGGTGACCAAGTTTGCTGGCGCAGATGGTAAGGTTATCACTACAGATCCGGCGCAGTTCAAAAAGTACCTGCGCGAACACAAAGCATTTTCGCACCTGCTAAAAGCAGATGCAGCTTCCGGCGGTGGGGCTGGCGGTAGCAAAGGCGGCGGGGCCGCAAATAACTTCAGTGAAATGTCTGAAGCTGAACGCATTGAGCTTTACAACAAAAATCCCGCCGAATTTGAACGGCAAATGAAACTACAACGAGGTAAGTAAATGGCTATCACCACTATCGGCGACATCGTAACAGGTAAAACTCCTGTACTACTGTCCTACATGACCCAAGATCCTGTCGAGAAAACCGCATTCTTCGATTCAGGAATCCTGACACCAACCCCATACGCCGCTGCTATTGCGAATGGCCCATCAAATCTGGCTAACATTCCATTCTGGAAAGCTATCGACTCATCTATTGAGCCGAACTATTCGAATGACGTTTACCAGGATATCGCGACTCCTCGCGCCGTTAATACTGGCGAAATGATGGCTCGCGTAGCTTATCTGAACGAAGGTTTCGGCCAGGCAGATCTGACCGTTGAACTGACCAGCCAGAATCCGCTTCAGTCAATCGCATCTCGTCTGGATAACTTCTGGATGCGCCAGGCTCAGCGCCGACTGCTGGCGACCTCGCTCGGCATCTACAACAACAACGTGACCGCAACAGACGCATACCATGAGCAAAACGACATGGTAATCGACGTCTCTGCCACGCTGGGCTTTGATGCTGGCGCATTCATCGACGCCACTCAGACTATGGGCGATGCGCTGATGGGCCCGAGCGGCCAGGTTCTCGGCACTATCGCGATGCACAGCTTCGTTTACGGCCAGGCGCGCAAGCAGCAGCTGATCGACTTCGTGCGCGATGTTGACAATAACACTGAGTTTGCCACCTATCAGGGCTACCGTGTTGTTGTTGATGACAGTATGACCGTAGTCGGAACTGGCAATGATCGCAAGTTCATCAGCATCATCTTCGGGCAGGGTGCAATTGGATACGGCGAAGGCTCACCACCCAATCCACTGGAGTATGAGCGTGCTGCTTCGCGCGGCAACGGTGGTGGCGTTGATGTGCTGTGGACTCGCAACACCTGCCTGCGTCGCCCGCTGGGCTACAGCTTCACCAGCGCAGTCATCACTGGTAACGGAACGGAAACAATCGCCCGCTCTGCATCATGGCAGGATCTGGCTAACGCAACTAACTGGAATCGCGTGGTTGAGCGTAAGCATGTTCCTATTGCCTTCCTGGTAACTGGTGTTGGCGCATAATAACCCAGGGCGCGAAAGCGCCCTTGTTCATTGAGGTGATTCATGGCTAAAACAGGTAAAGGCTTGCCGCGTAGTCTGGCGGGCGCAGAGATTAGCGCAGCATGGGATGATGTGACTGGCAAGCCAGCGACATTCACGCCTACGGTTGGCACAACTGCAACTACGGCGATGGCTGGAAATAAAGTTCCAACTTCTACGCAGCGTGGCGGAGTGCTTTTACAGGCTGCGCAGCCAGATGTTGCTGCAGCTCCGACTATGGCAGAGTACAATGCTCTGCTGGCTAAACTTCGCTCCGCTGGCATTCTTACAGCTTAATTGAGGATTAAAAAATGGTAGACGTAATCAAACGCCGCACCACCGGGTTAGATGATGTAAATGACGATGGTCAGGTTGAAGTGGTAATGGTGAATATCTCGCCAGCATCATTCTCTACTGGCCTGCCAGACACCACCGCTGTGACTGCTGGTCAGACGATGACCCTGACTGTTGTAGCTACTGGCGGCTCAGCACCGTACAGCTATCAGTGGTACAAGAACAACAATGAGATCGCAGGTGCAACCAGCGCCAGCTACGTTAAAGCGTCTGCTGCGGCGGCTGACTCTGGCACCTATAAGGTTGTTCTGCACGATGACTATGGCAACATCGTTTCAGACAGCACTGTGGTAACAGTATCCTGATAACAAGCGGCCTTCGGGCCGCTATTTAGAGGTGCGTGATGGCCGACAATTATGTTGTGCGAGAAAAGTATACGGGAATGCAGGAAGTTGACGGCATGATTATTCCCGTGCGTGGTAATGTGCCTGCTGAAGAACTGGTTCAGACTTCGCCAGAAGATGAGGGCGCTGTTCGCAACGGCGGCGGTAAGCGAGGTCGCAAGCGGCAGGAGTCACCACAATGCTGATCGTAGAAGATGGATCCATCGTACCTTTTGCTGACAGCTACGTGTCCCTGGCTGATGCTCGCGCATTAGCCGATAAAATTGGCTGGTCGCTGCCAGCAGATGACACAGCGGCTGCGGCAGCGCGGAGAAACGGTGCAATGTATGTTGGGCTGCAAGAGTCTTCTTTTTGCGGCAGCCGAGTCTCTGCAAGTCAGTCACTGTCATTTCCTCGCACTGGCTTAAGCCTTTATGGCTTCCCTGTGCCAATTAACACAATACCTCAGCAGGTTATCCTGGCGCAGATTGCCGCAGGTGTAGAGTACGGTAAGGGTTCAGATGTTCGTGGCACAACTGATGGCAGGATCACCACCATGGAGCGCGTAGAGGGTGCAGTTACCGTTCAGTATGCCGATAATGGCGTGACGGGTTCTACTCTAACCATCACGGCAGCAATGGATGCTCTGCGGCCTCTATTCTGTGGTGGCAATAACGGTTTCCAGTTTCGGGTAAACAGAGGCTGACATGGCAAAAACTAAAAGCGAGATGTTTACGCTTATCGGCACAAACCTGCCGGATAACACTTCAGGGGCGATCACTCCAGAGAAGGTAAGGGAAGTATTCACGCAGCGGGCAGCCTCCGCACT